AGACACCACCATTCCGTCAGGGTATAATGCCTATAGCTCAGGCCCTATTATGATCTCCGAGGGTGTAACGGTGACAGTGCAAGACGGTGGCCGTTGGTCAGTTTTTTAATTTTTCAAGGAAATTACTATGTCTCAAATTGTTACTCGTAGCATCGTCACCCCCGATAATTCTCCCGTGTCGTTTCCTTATGGCATCAATATCGGCACACCGAACGGCAGCGGCATCAACGACATTGGCATCGCCGGTCAAGCCGGCTTCGGTGTCGGGATTTGCCCTTCCGCCTTGCCGGCTGGCATGACAGAGTTATCTGGCACACAAGATCGTTTTCACGATAACTACGGCAATTACCAATACAGCGACGGCAGTATCATGGTCTGGATGCCGGCTTTCTTCTACAAATACGGCACCGGCAGCAATGGCCTGGCACTCAATGAGGTGGATATTGAGCCGTTCGGCTATTTTGCTGATGTAGCCACCGCCAATTCTGCGGGCTATGCCTTGCATCGCGCCTTCTATGATGGCGGCGTGATTCAGCCGGGGGCGTTCGTCGATAAATACTTGGTCAGCAATAACGGCGGCATTGCCAGTAGTGTGAAGAACGGCAACCCGCTCAGCAGTGCCGCCGCACATAGCCCCTTCGCCGGCCTCACTGGCACGCCCGCCAACACCTACGCCGGTGCAATTGCTTCCGCAAAAACGCGGGGCAGCAACTTTTTCTGTAATAGCTTGTTCATTTTCAAAGCGCTTGCATTACTGAGTTACGCGCACGGCAAGGCGAGCACCAGCACCACTTTCAACGCCTGGTATTCCAGCGGCACCACTAATTTTCCTAAGGGTTGTAATAACAACGCGCTAGGTGATACGCAGGACGCCATGTTGTCTTTTATCAGCGACGGCTACGGCACGGCCTGTAAAACCGGCAGCGCCAATCTGTTCGCACGCACCACACACAATGGGCAAAATTCTGGCGTAGCAGACCTGAATGGCTGCATGTGGGAAATCACCCCCGGCCTGACAATGGATAGTAGCGACCCGGCCATTGGCAAGTTTTACGTCATGAAAACTTCTGCTGCCATGCGCACCGTCACCGGCGGCAACACACTAGCGACTGACTTATGGGGCGCAACCGGCCTAGCTGCGCTGTACGACGATCTTGGCGTGATGAACAGCTTCACCGACTATGCCGTCAACTTTTCTGACCGCACGCTTACGATGGGCAGCGCAAGCCAAGTGCTCAGTGCCGCTACCAGTGGCACGGCTTGGCAGATGACCGGCGTAGGCATTCCATTAGTCGCAGGCGGATCAAACGCATTCGGCAACGACATCCTGTATGACTACAGCACAGCAGACATGTGCCCGCGTGCTGGCGGGGGTTGGGACGGTTCTTCGGGCGCGGGGGTTTGGGCGTTGAATCTCGACCATGCGCGGGGTTACTCTCACGGTGGTGTGGGGTTTCGCGCGGCCTTGTACCTCTGACTGCCCGAGCGATAGCGATGGGCTTACATGATGAAGCTAAATTAGATAGCAAATTCACCGATTTTGCACGCCAGATGAATCTCTATCTCAACCACTTTCCGAAGCACGAAAAGTACGGTCTTGCGCTGGAAATTCGTCGCGCGGCTTATGACGTGTACAGCTTCATCGTGGAAGCACAAAAGCGCTATCACAAAAAAACGGCAATCACCAACCTTGATGTGCGTCATGAGCAGTTGCGTATGCTGCTGCGCCTAACACTCTCTCGCTCGACACTGGCACGCGTCACACGCGGCATCAACTTTGTCGGCTTTCGCACCTGGGCTAGCAAGCGCTTCATCCGCCGGCACAGCATTTACACACTGAGAGCCTCTGCCAAACGCGGCAAGCTCGATAGCGTGATCAGCGTATTGGGTCACGCACGCAAAACTCACTCTTTGCAGCACCTGCTGCGCTACCTGAAAGGAAATCACCATGCCCTCTATCGTCTCTTACCAAAAGTTTATCACCTTGCAAGTCACCCGCGAACTCGCTACGCCTGAGGGCTCCACCGAGCTTGCCACATTGGATGGAACGACCTATGTCTGTCTGCCGGATGGCGCAACCCTGCCCGAAGTGCAGCACGCAGAAATTGCCGCCAGCATCGTGCTGGATGTTGAGCTGACCGATGCTTTGCGTGACGAGATTAAAGCCGTGAGCCCGCATGTGCGGCTGATCAATCGCCGCGTGGTGGATCGTCTGCGTGAGCGTTATAGCCTGGACGATGAAATTAAGCTGATTCGACTTGCGCCATCAGCAGAATCGAGCGCTTACAACGACTACGTTGAAGAGTGCCGCGCCTGGGGCCGCGCACAGAAAGCGGCGTTCGGGCTGTGAAACCGGCTCCGATTCGGCCTGCGCCTTGGTGGGTGCGGGCGTTTCTCCGCGCTGCTGGAGCTTACGGCATTACGATGCCGTGGCGGGTGATCTACCTGATGCCCGAGCAGATGAGTAACGCCGGCTTGATTCGCCACGAACAAGCGCATGTCATGCAGATTGAGCGTGACGGGGCATGGAGATGGACGGTTAGGGTTTTTTGGTATTTGCTGCGCTATGGCTACAAGAATTCGCCTTACGAGATTGAAGCGCGGTTAATTTCAGGACACTAAAATGACGACAATACAAGCTGGCCCCGGCCCTGCATCACGCGCTCTGCGTGTCACTCTTGCCGATGGCGCACTGACAGCAATCACCACGCCTGCTGCGCAATTTGATGCGTCCGGGCGTCAGCGTGTTGCGCAGATCAATACCCTGTTCGACGGTAAGATTTTGGGTGCAGAAAACGAGTTTAGGTGGAACAGCATCGGCACCGGCAGCAGCACCCTCGATTTCAATAAAGTCGCTTTAGCAGTGACTGCTGGGCAATATCGCATCCGCCAAACTCGCCATTATTTCCCTTACTTCTCCGGCAAACCGCAAATGGTGGAGATGACGGCAGATAGCTTTCACGCGCAAGCCGGAGTGGTGAAGCGTAAGGGTTATTTCAGCAGTAATGCCGTAGCACCTTACGATAGCAATAAAGACGGTGTTTGGCTGGAAAACGATGGTACGACTATGCGACTGATCGTGGCAAACAATGGCGTGGAAGTGCTCAATGTAGCGCAAGCATTCTGGAACCGTGATGTGTTGGCGGGATGCGACTGGAGCAAGTTCACTGTCGTGCTGTTTGATTTTTTATGGCTAGGCGGAGCGGTCTTGCGGCTATTTGTCAAAACGCCGGCAGGGTTTACGCTGTGTCATCAATTCGATTACGCCGGCACAGCGACGGATACTTTCATGCGCTCACCCAATCAGCCTGTGCGCTATGAAATCCGCTCAACCACGGGCGCGGGCACACTGCGCGCAATCTGCAGCCAAGTCGGTAGCGAAGGATCAGCAACCGACGTAGGTTGTACGGCAGCGCTGTTTGATACCGCCGTGCGAAACTGCAATGACATTGCCCTTACCTACGCACTGCGCGGCGTGCGTAAGCGCCCGGACTTCCGTTTCAGCAGCATCAGAATTGACACCATCGGCATAGCCGTCACCACCGCTGACTCCGGCCTGTTGATGCTGTGCTACAACCCGACGTTGTCCGCCAACTTGACTTGGGCTGACAACGGCAAAGTGTCTGAAGGCACTGCGGCTGCAGGTCAAACACTGACTAACTTGGGCCACGTCATGCAAGTGATCCCGATTGTTGAAACCGCAATTGTCAGCACCATTGCTTGCAATCTTTTGTCTTGGCTGACTACGGACATCACCGACACCCCAGGCACTTATGTCATAGCCTACCGCCCCCTGACCACCAACCAACAGGTGTGCGGCACGATGAATATTATTGAGTATTAACTATGACCGCAATCGACCGGCTAAACGCATTTTGGGACTGGGTGGATAACCGCTCCATCATCCGCCGCTTATCATTCGGCGTGACCGTGTGGATGACCTATGAATCGTTTCAGTGGGCGACTGAGTTTGCTTCTACTACCACAAAAACAGGCGCTGAAGTCGGGCTGATTATCGCGGCAGTGACCGCCCCGATTGCCGCGCTGCAGGCTTTTGTTACTTCCACCTACTCTTCAAGCCGGGACAAATAATGACCGCACACCTAACCGATGGCGAATGGACAGGCGATGAGCGCAGATCAATCCCGGTGCATATTCTCAACTATATGGACACGCGGCTTGGCGAACACACTAGCCGCATTGAAGCGTTGTTTCAAGATCATGTGACGGATGAAATGGCGCGTTATGGCGACATTATCACGCGAATAGATACCTCCGCTAAAGCCTCGCAAGACCGGCACAACGCTTTAGTTGATCAAATTACGGTATTTACTGGACGTGTCGAGTTGGTGGAGCGCGCGTTTCCGGAAAGCAAGCAAGGCTGGCCTGACTATCTCAAACACCACGGGTATCACAGCACGGTCGAAGAAAAGCGCGTTTGGTGGGGGTCTGTGAGGGATCAGGCGCTAAAAAAATTGTTTGAGTGGGGCCTGATCCTGCTAGTAGGTTGGTTCGGGGTGATTGTCTGGAAGTCTTTGCTACTTGGCCCAACATAATAAAATGGAGTTTATTCGATGATTACCGCTAAACTATTAACTGCCATCATGCCGACTCTACGGCAAGATAAAGCGCTAGAATATTTACCGCACCTCAATGCCGCTGCAAAGCGCTACAACATCAATACCACTGCGCGCATCGCGGCATGGCTAGGACAGCTAGCGCACGAATCGGGCGGGTTAAAATATTGGGAAGAAATCGCAAGTGGTGCGGCGTATGAAGGCCGCGTTGACCTGGGCAACACTCAGCCAGGCGATGGCAAACGATTCAAGGGGCGCGGCCCGATTCAGATCACCGGCCGCGCGAACTACAAAAAGGCGAGCGCAGAACTTGGCGTTGACCTGGTTGCGAGCCCGGAACTTGCCGCCACCGTGCCAATAGGCTGCCTCATTGCCGCGTGGTTTTGGGCGGATCGCCGGCTAAATCAACTGGCAGACGAAGACGGCGAGGACGCTTATCGGCGCATTACACGTCGCATCAACGGCGGCTATAACGGCTGGCAGGACAGGCTGACGTACTGGAGGCGCGCGCGTTTGGCGTTAGGCACATGATGAGCACGCGCGAATTGACTGCGTGGATAGTCGCCCTGTTCCTGACCCTCGCGATATTCGTTGGTGCGGTCTGGTGGATGCTGCGCATTGATGTGCCGCCGTCAATAACAGAATGGCCAGTCGATGAGGTGCGGCAGGATGACGTATCACTGGTGATTGAGCGCACTGCGACGACACCGACCGCACGCGCAAAGCAGCGCGTTCCTGCTGGCGCGAAAGTGGAGCGCATCGTGCAGGTGATCGTGCAGCCTGATGCGGTACCCGCCGCCGGGCAACCGTGCCCGCCAGTGACGGTGGATTTGAGCTTGGTGCGTGAGAGTGACGGCGGTGCGCGGGTGCTGGCGAGTAGTCCTGATGGCGTTGTTGTCGGTGGGCTTGATGTTCCGGTTGAACCGATTATTTTGCCGGAGCCGGAAAAGCGATGGGCGGTTGGGCTGAGTTATTCGCCAATAACGAACACGTCTGGAGT